ATATATAATAACTATATATAAGACCCCGAAGGGGTCTATTATAATATATAATATGGGATATAATGGGTAAACTATCTGACTTTGATTTAGACTTATCGGTAGGACAGGCTGGTGAAAAACTAGTCGAAGGGTTACTGACTGGTAACAAAACAATAGAAGTCAAGACTGATTTAAAGTGGAAGAACACAAACAACATCTATATAGAAACCGAGTGTTGGTCTCACAATAACCAGTCTTGGTATGCCTCAGGCTTATCTGCTACAAAGGCTGAGTACTGGGCGTTTGTACTTGAAGGTGTGGTACTTATTGTACCAACCAAAGTACTACGCAAAGCAGTCGAGTTGTACGGGGAAGAGATAACCTGTGACATAGAACCCAACCCAAGCAAAGGATATCTTGTACAACCAGGATATGTGCTCTGGGTCACAAAAGAGTTATCTAAGTAGCAAGGGGAAGGCTACCTAGAGAACACAAAAGACCCCCCTTCCAAAGGTAATCACCTAAGGTTGGGGGGTTTCGTGTCTCTAAGGGGCGTTTAAAGCCCGATTAGGGGTATATAATTAGTTGCTTCCGCGCCCGAATTCTGTGGCAGATGGGTCTAGCCACTTAAGAACTGGTCCTGCAAGACCTGCTAATGCTGCTGCACCTAATTGTTTAGGGTCAGTAATTCCACTCAGATACAGTGCGACTACTGCCGCTGCTGCTGCTCGGAACCAAGTTAGTACTACTTGCTTGAACTGTGGGTTCATTTATTGCTCCTTTATTTTGTCTTGCTATGCACCTTGCAACAGGTACAAATCAGGGGTTTTGCTATTGGGTAAGCCTTCTTTGCTGGTACTGGTGTAATAGATGCAACCAGTGCCGACAAAGGATTAGGTTGATTCATCCACCAGAACCAAGGGCTAGTGTCATTAGACTTATTAGCATTGATAGAAATATGAAGATGTTTAGTATGAGGGTTGCTGCCAGTATAAAGACGATTGCCAGACTTAGCCTTATCACGGGACCATATTTTTTTATTGAAGATAAGATAGGAAACCCTTTCGTCTTCTTTTAATTTCTCAAATATCTCGGCACAGTCTATGCCATTCTTTGGGTCATGGGTGAGGTCTACTGCTAGCCCAGTATTGTGGTCCGAAGTTGGACTCGCTTTGAGGTGAGCAGCAGATGGTAGAAGACCATCGCTTGCTTTCTTCCTCATTGGCCTTAACGCCGTCGCTTGGCGCAGCACAGCAATTGCAGCAGGCGTGGCTTTCTTGACAACAGTTTTCATTCTTTACCTTTTCCTTATCCATACTTGCCATCCCTTACGGATTATATCAATATCATCTTTATGTTTGTTTAGCCAAACATCTATTGCTGGCTTAGGATTTTTATCTGTACCATCAGGATGGTCCCACTCATAGTCATCAAATGCCATGATACCCCCTGGCTTTAATAAATCCCAGGATAAATCAGCATCTAATGTTACTGATTCAGGTAGGTGGTCACCATCAATATAGATAAAATCAAACTTAACTTCTCTGTGGTTCTTTAACCAGTCACCACTAAATGCTTTATGTGCTTGAACCTTCTTGCCATATGGGGCAGTCTGTTCCTTGTAGGCTTCCTGTATATCATCCCAGTCATAGATTGATTCATGCTGTAGGTTACCGCACCAAGGGTCTATGTCTACTAGCAATGATGATGGGTCAGTAAGTATATTCTTTAGTAGCCAAGCAGATGCATTGCCAGTAAAGACACCTATCTGTAGGAACTTAAGATTCTTCTTACCCTTAAACTCTGCTAGTCCTGATTCAAAGTCAGCAACGGTAGCATTGTCGTAGAACCATTTAGGAAATTTGTCCGCTTTTGTCCCCATTGTCTTTATCTTCCTATTAGTTGCTTAACAAGGTCGGTAAGTAATTCTACCTTCTCATCCAATTGATTGACCTTATCTTTTAAACTTGACCCTCCATTGGGTTTAAGTTCGTTAAGATAATGTTTAACCATCCATCTAATAGATGTTGCTAGTGCTCCTATTAAAGTGGTTACGGCTACGGCTAGCCCAGCCCAATCAGTTGGTGTCATCATGATTCCCTATACGGTTCTAATGGTTATCTCAAGGATACCACCAAAGCCGCTGAAGCCTCTGTCTGGTGGTGTTCCACGAGTAAACGATACTTGTTCAATTACAATCTGGCGAGATTCACCAGTCGTGAAGTCTTGTAGCGTAACTACGTCTCCACTCTTTTCTATATTTTCAAGTGCTTGAATTCTAGCAAATGCTCTTCCTTCGTATCCAACTTGAACATTGTATCTATCTGTTTCGACATCAAAGCAATACAGTGGGAACTGCATAATTTGCTGACGAGGCGTAGCGATAGTAGCCTTAGCCTGGTATCCTTTAAATGTAGGACCCAAAGATGTAGTTGTAGCATCTCGTCCAAAGATGAACTTGTATGCCACATATTCTTGCGCTGTCTCAGGTTGAGATGTCGTTACCTCAACTGCTGGGACTGAGGAACTGTAGGTAATAATATCATATTCAGTATTGTTTCTATCTATGACATCTAGGGTAAGGCTGCCATAGGTAAAGTCTCCACGACCAAGTAGACGCTTAAAGTTCTTTGGCTCTAGTGTTCCATATCGTATAAACCCAGTAGTTAGATATCCAGTAGGGCGAAGTGTAGATTCAGATTCTATATTGATAGAACCCACCTTGTTAACTAATGCCAGGCTAGATGATACTGCTGTAGATGTTACGTTAGAAGCAGTCTTAGCATAGGTAAATGTAGTTGTAGTAGGTACGGTAGCAACTGTATATTTACCATTAAAGGTAGCGTCAACACCCTCTACCCATACTTCATCGCCTACGGCAAGGCCATGTGCTGCGGATGTAGTAAGTGTAGCCACATTGCTAGTCAATGCTTTGTTAGTAATTGTACCAGCATTAACTGCTGTGGTGCAGAACACAAGTCTATTTAAATCGCCAGCAAAGGCACATGATGTAGTTCTATATCCAGTTATATCGTCAACATACAAATCATTTGCGTATGCAAACCGTAATGTTTCTATTTCATTTCCTAGGTCAATACGGATAACACCAGGATTTCCAGCGACGCCAGTAGCGCACCAGACGAATTTGTCTCGTGCGGCAAAGTCATAACACGGCTGAGTAGTCTCTACAATTAGTGGACCATAGTTGATGGAGCCGTCAGTATCTGAGACAACTGCCGCACGGATTCCCTTATTTGTCCCAATCATCATATATCCAAGATAGTAATATATCTTGTGGATGATTTCTCCCACAGGCATCTCGGCTGATATGACAGCAGATGTAAGTGTAGGCATCGTGCCAGATGTACTTAAAGTAAACTTAAAAATAAATGATTGAATACCACTATAGGCAGCAACATAGATGGATGAACCAGATGATGATATTGAAGAAAAGACTATATCAGAATCGCCATGTGTATATAAGGCTGCAGGTAAAGACGACGCAGTTACTGGGAATTCATAAATCTTATTATTGATAGCCATGACAATGCGGTCTTTAACGTATTCCATTGTACCTTTAGATACTACAATAGAACTGTCTTTGAATAATAGGGTTGCCGAGGTAGATGAATCACCAGTCAAGGGCTTCTTGTATACAGCAGTCTTATCAACACCTGAATCAAGGATGCGTGTTACCCAATAAGCATTAACGCCATCATCGCAGATAGCGAACACAGGGTAGTCAGTACCTGCTGCGTTATCTATAAAGTGAGTATCTGTTCCGTCTACTGCAATCTTGTCAACATCATATTCATCATGTAACAGTACACCATTAGTTCCACCCCATTGGATAGAACGTAGTTGCTGGAATGGGCGCTTAGTAGATTCGATGTCGCCAGTTGTATAATGGGCAGATGATGTAGACTTAAGCATTGTTACTTGCCCTTTAGTCCAAACATCTACGCCTTTACTATCAGTAAACCTGTGTGCTACTGTTTCACCAGCAGATGGGTCATAGAACTTGATGCCTGCTCCGCCATGAAAGGAGGACTGAGAACGAATCCACCAACCAGTAAGTGATTGCTCACCTGGTTCTGAACCATTATCAAACTGGTCTTTACGGAACGGCGCAGTCTGTCGACGATAAGGTCGAGCATCTGATATAGCATAGAAAAATGGTAGGCCACCAACAGCAACATCATATGCCTCTGCAGTATTCTGCCATGTAGCAGAAGACGATACAATACCTAAGTCAACCGCAATCGCTCTACTAGAACGACCTTCGGTAATATCACGACCAGCCACGTTACTCCTTAATTACTCGATTGGTTCTTTGAGTTCCAATATAAAGCGTATAAATCCATATCCCATACAGTTGTCTTCATGTGCTTTGCAATAGCACCTGTATGTGCATACAGTGGTATTTCTGCTGCAGAACATTTGCGGAAGAACGATATATCTTCGCCGATGAATTCATCACCAACACTATTATCTTCGGCAAACATAAAGTGTTTGTCTCCATACATAGCACGGAGTTTTTCTACTACGCTCTTATGTATAAGTACTAATCCCATACCTGCACAGTCAATTTTAATTATAGAATCTTTAGGTAGTGGGTGATGATACTTGACTGTGTGTTTATCTACGTTGTCAAATATCACTGGCATTGGTATAGGCAAAGACCCATCTGAATCTTTGGCGATAAAGTAAATGCCAGAGACCATAGGTTTATCTTTAGAGTCCGCTGTATCGTATAGTTTGTTCCAGATATCTGCAGTTAGTACTACATCTGAATCAACCCATAATAACCAGTCTGTTTTGATATTGTCATACCAAGTGTCTAGCAAAGTCTGTCGTTGTCTAGCAATTTGGTTACCTTTGACCCTGATACTATTGTTTATCATCTTACCAGTAGCAATACCAAATAGCATTGCGGACATTAAACCTTCAGTAAATGCTCCGTCAGTTGTACCGTTATCACACCAACCTATAGATACTGTTTCATTTTTCTTAATCATATAGTCCCCTTATGTTTAATTGAATGAGCAGTTTAAACACGTGCTCAGGTGTTTTGTTAAGCAGAAGGTATTGCTATTTTAATCCATTCTTTATTTGGTTCACTCCAAGCCAATCTAAAACCTTCTTCATCATCAGGTCTAGGAATTGGTGCAACCCATTTGAACATAGAATAATCCATTTTCCAAGAAGGAAATGGGCTAGGTCCAATAAAAGCATCAAATGTTTCATCATAGAAATAACCTATTCCAGCATAGTTTCCACGAAATGGAGTTCCGCCGTTAAGGTGTTGATTAAATCTAGTGTTATATGAAGTTCTAAGACATCTCATATTATGAAAATCTCCATACCATTGTTCAGGAGTTTTTCCTTCAATAAGTTCATTTTCATCAACACCTGTGATTACTTGAACAACTATATTGTTTTCATTTAATAGTGCATAGTGTGCCATTATGACCAACTCACATTTCCGCTACCAGCAGTAAATACTTTATATGAATATGAACCATCAGTTCCTGTTGCATTGGCGGTAAGTCCAGCACCAACAGTAATAGTTCCAGCATTAGTAAGCCAACGCAAAATAACTACACCGCTTCCACCTGCCCCTGCGGTTCCACCGCCAGCACCAATATCACGACCAGCAGCACCACCACCGCCACCTGTATTGCCCGACCCAGCATCACCTGTGGCTGTGCCAGAGTTTCCGCCACCACCAGTTCCGCCTTGTCCACCAGCACTATCAGAGCAACCACCACCGCCACCACCACGGGTTACAGAAGTTCCCGTGATAGATGATGCAACGCCAGCACCGCCATTTCCACCGTTGGTTGCAGATGCACCACCTACTGCACCAGCGCCACCACCACCTGAACCACCTGACTGTGGTGAAGCCACCGAACCACCAGCATATCCTTGATTTGCAGTTCCAGTTCCAGCAGTTGGACTGTTAGCACTTGGTGTACCAGCACCGCCACCTGAACCGCCATTGCGACCACTTTGAGGGGTTGTTCCGCCAGCAGATGCCCCACCACCACCACCACCCGTAGATGTGATAGTAGAAAATACAGAGTCAGTACCGCTATTACCCCTGCCTTGACTAGCACTACCACCACCACCAACTTGTACGGTGTAGTTTGTGTTATAACTAAGGCTCAAAGCAGTTTCTAGTGTTCCGCCACCACCAGTAGCAGTTACTGATGAACGGTATCCGCCAGCACCACCACCGCCACCACCGCCAGCATTTGAGTCCTCGCCACCGCCAGCACCACCACCAGCAATAACTAAATAATCAACTGTAACAGTTTGTGGAATTGTTACTGAGTTTGTTGCTGTTGAGTCTGCACAAGTTCCATTAGCATTGGTTGCTTTAACTTTAAATGTATAACTTGAACCTAGTGTTAAGCCACTAAATGAGTGAGATGTAGAACTTGTACTTGCAGCAGTTTGTGAAGTCTGTGCTGTTGTTCCATTAAGAAATGGAGTAATGGTTATAGAAGTAAGGTCTTTACCACCATTATTTCCGTTAGTCCAAGTAACTGTTACATTTTTCCCATCTACCGTTGCTGTACCAATAGTTCTTACTTCGGGTAATGTTGTTGGAGTTACCGCAGCAGCGTTTGCTGTATTAACAGTAGTTCCAAAATTATTTTGAGCAGTACCGTAAACAGTATAAGCAGTTCCAGGAGTTAGACCAGTAAGAGTTACTGTTGATGATGAACTTGATGCACTAAATCCACCAGCAGTTGTGTAAGCATTGTATTGATTAGGAGTTCCACCGCCAGAACCAGCAGTAAAAACAACAGATAGTTTTCCAGCAGTTGATGTATAAGCATCACCTGTTGAAGCATCCGTTGGTGTTACTATACTTGGAGTTGCTGGTGGTGCAGAAACTGCAACCCAAAAACTTCCGTTCCAAATTTCAAGAATTTCTAGTTGCCCATTGTAATAGGTATCACCAATTACTGGGTTGGTTGGGCGACCAGCAGTATTACCAGATGGAATACCACCTTTAGAAGGATATTGTTGAAATGGCATTAAGAAATCTCCACTCCGCTAATATGAATAGTTACATTTGTTGTTGATGCAAAACCAGTAATTGTTTTAGGTGTTGCATTAGCAGGTATAACCTGTTTCATATCAAAACCAACTACAGAGTTTGCAGGGATTGAGATAGTTGGTACAATCACTACACCGTCAATAGCGACAGTTGCAGACGAAGCACTAGTAGCAGCATTAGCCAACACAATGTTGGTAACAACCGCAGTCGTAGTTGTATTCGGTGCAGTATAGAGAGTTGTACTAGAAGTTGCCGCTGCTGTTCTAGCAAGGGCTTTAGTTGTTGTAGCCATTAGTTACTACCTTTCTTAGTACGCACCCATGATGTTCATGAGTGTTATATCTACTTCTTGCGAATTAGAATCTAGGGATGTGTATGCATTGGATACTAGTTTAGTTAAACCTTCAATAGTTCCAATAGTTGCTGCTGATGATATAAGTGTTGAACCCAATGTTGGTGCTGAATAAACGCTTGTTGTAGCAATCTGTACCCATGCAGAGCCAGACCAAACATACATTGCATTAGCAGTTGAGTTCCAATAGATAGCACCAGTTAATAGAGCATTACCGTCATTATCTAATGTTGGTGCGGATGATTTAGAGCCTAAGTATCTATCGTCAAAACTATCATAAGTTGTTGCTGCACTAGTAGCAGAAGTCTCTGCACTGCTAGCAGAAGTGGCAGCAGATGCTGCACTTGTTGATGCTGCTGTAGCGGATGCTGCAGCCGATGTAGCACTGGTTGCCGCTGCGGTAGCCGATGTCGCTGCTGATGCTGCAGATGTGGCTGCCGCTGATGCACTCGATGCAGATGCTGTAGCAGATGTTGCTGAAGCAGTTGCGGATGTAGCAGAAGCGGTAGCACTGTTTGAAGCAGATGTCGCAGAAGTTGCTGCAGAGGTTGCACTTGTTGATGCAGAAGCAGCACTTGTTGCTGCAGCGCTAACGCTAGCAGCCATTGTGCTTGCAGATGTTGCTGCACTAGAAGCGGATGTTGCTGCAGAGTTTGCAGAAGTTAAAGCATCAGATGCATATGTAGCGATAGACGCCACAGACGCTGCGGCACTTGTTGCCGAAGCCGCCGCACTCGTTGCACTTGTTGCTGCGCTAGATGCTGAAGTCGCTGCTGCAGTTGCACTAGTAGCAGCAGAAGTAGCAGAGGTAGCCGCATTAGTAGCACTAGTAGAAGCACTGCTTGCTGATGTAGCGGCAGCGGCTGCAGAGGTAGCAGAGGCTGTTGCACTAGTGGCAGAAGCAGTTGCTGAAGTAGCAGAACTTGTAGCAGAAGTAGCAGCACTAGACGCACTGGTAGCAGCACTAGAGGCTGATGTTGCAGCGCTTGCTGCTGATGTACTTGCTGCTGTTGCTGAGCCAAGAATTGAGTCTACATAATCTTTAGGAGCAGCAGATGAGGCTACCATCCCTGCAGATGAAAGACCAGTAATAACTGGAGTTCCAGATATAGTAGGACTTGTTAATGTTTTATTTGTAAGGGTCTGTGTTGCATCAAGAATTGTTACTGTTCCAGAAGTGTTAGGAAAAGTAATTGTTCTATCTGCGGTTGGGTCTACAACAGTAAGAGTTGTCTCAAAAGCATCATCTGTAGAACCTTCAAATGTAATGCTTGTAGCAACTCCAGGTGTTCCTGTAATAGTTGGAGAAACTAAAGTTTTGTTAGATAGAGTTTGGGTATCAGTAGTTCCCACTACGGAACTTGTTGATGCAATTCCATGAACTCCGCTAGATGATTCAATATGTGTGTTTGCTTCACGAAGGTCACGGCCAACAACCATATGGCGAACAGTTGCACCAGCAGAGTGGGCAGAGCCAGTTCCATCGTTTTCAACACCACGAGTAATTGTGAGTGTATTACCAGCAACCGCCGTAATATCTACAATTTCTTCAAGAGCGGTATCTGGGTCGATTACTACTGTGAATGTTTCTCCAGAAGATACGGTGATACCACCTAGAAGTTGTGTTGCTGATACAACAGTTGCTGATGTACCAGATGAGGTTAGTGAACCTGAGAGTGTCGTTTGTTGAGAACGAGAGGAGTATTTGCGTGTTGTCATTTAGTTCCCTATCGGCTGTAGTGGACGCGGATTGGATATTGATTTTGCTGGCGCGACGTTTCTTCTTTCAAGCGTTGTGTATACAAAGCATACAGTTGCTTGGTAGCAGTATTCGACGCACCAAATGGACGCTTGCTATCTGTCTCGTCTGCTTGTGGGCTGATTTGAGCAGCACGAGCAGGGTCTAGATATGTTAGCAAACGATATGCGGCCCCAAGGACTATGACATCCTTACATGATTCTGGTAAACCAGTTTGTGTAGCAAAGTCTTGTGAGTTAGAAGTAAAGGCTTCTGCATCTGTAGCATAGATTACTTTAACTGTTCTTCCAGGTGTAATATAATCACCAATAGTAATTGTTTGTGCGTTAGCGTCAAACGCTGTAGTATCCGCCTTGGAATCCCAAGACCATCTACGGACTGGAATCCACTCTTCAGAAGGACCAACTGATTGCCACATGATACTCAAAACATTTGAAATAACATATCCGTCATAAATATTATAGGTAGTAACTGGTGCTTCATAAGTAAATGTCATACTCTTAACAGCAAACATAGAAGAACCAGTAGAACGAATTGTATCGTTGATTGCTTTCTTAATGGAGTTACGTGGGAATACTGGAGAGATAGTTACTTTAGAATCAGCAGCGTGGGTTGCGGCAGTTGTCCCTAGATATCCTCTACCGTAAGGAGATATAGTTGCAGTGTTTGAAACACGGTCAAACGTATCAACCCACATTAATTCTTCATCAATTTCTACAATACCCTTACCAAGATTTTCAGAAGAACCTAGGCTAAGAATCGTCGGAGAGTTTGATGTGGATACAGTAGATGTTACGGCAGTTCTAAGGTATGTGCTTCGTTCCTGTTGATAGGTATAACCAGCAAGGTTAATTAGAACTTCATCAATAAGATTAGATAGTGTAGTTGTCATTAGGCGTCTATGCTCCGTAATGCAGCAGGTGCTGCTAGTCCAGTTGTTCCAGCAAGTTCATTACAGATACCATCAATGTCTTTAAACTTATCTCTAGTTCTTCCTGCTTCTGCTTTGATATTGAGAGCACCAACGGTTGCAAGTCCAGTAGTGCTAGCATAAGCGTTAGCAGCACCTTGCTCATCTAATCCTGTTGTACCAGCAAGACGGTTAAGTTCTGCTGCTAGGCTACTACCTGCTTTACCAAGTGCCATTGTTTATCCTATCTAGGTGTAATGATTTTCTTATTAGGGGTAATAAGTTTGGACTTAGCCTCTTGTTTAGGCTGACCAAAAAATGCTTTATAATAATGTTCGTCAAATGAGAAGCGTTTCATGTGTGGTGCAGTTGCTCCCGTATGGCAGTGTAGTGGAACTTCAGCCTTATCGCATAGAGCAAAGAAGAATATATCTTCACCTATGAATTTGGAACCTCTACCCATTTCCATAAAGAGTTGTCCTTCAGGTGATACTTCTCGCACCTTGGGAACTATACTGCGATGCATTAGAATGAATCCCATTCCTGCTGCATCTACCTTAATCAGTTCATTAACTGGTAGCGGATGTACTCTGGATAATCCAAAGCCACCTTCTCCGTCATTAACAAAACTAAATACTGTAGGCATAGGAATCATCAAAGGTTCCTCTGGGTTATCTGTAGTAAAGTATACTCCAGTAATCAATGGACGCTTTTCAGCATCTCTATTATCCCATAACAGTTTAAATTTTTCTGGACTAATTACTACATCTGAGTCTACCCATAGTAGCCATTCATAATCAGTCTTATCATACCAGTAATCAATTACTGTTTGTCTTTGTCTAGCAATTTGATTGCCTTGACTTCTTAATGTAGAACCAAACTCTACGCCAGACTTTAGCATTACATCTGCTACGCCTTGCATAAACTTGCCGTCTACCATTCCATTATCGCACCATACTAATGCAATAGAATCTTTTTTATTCATAGTCCCCTATGTCCCTATCTGTACTTTGCTGCTTTTTTGGCTATTGATTTAGGTTGCTTAACAAACTGCTTACCCTTAGCATTACCTGCAGCCTTGGCTTTATTAGTTGCGGCTTTCTCGGCAGGGCTTAACGCTGCCCATGCTTTCTCAGGTAAGTATCTTTTCTTACCCTTAGATGGCTTGCCATCAGATGTTGTCCACTTTTGCTTAGTCCAGTCTTTCAAAGACTTTTGAGATTTGGCTAGTGCCATTATCTATAACCTCCGCCAGCCTTTTTATATTGAACAGCAAGTAGTTGTGCTTTACGGGCTGACCATTCTCCTGGGTCTCCACCCTTAGAACCAGCCTTAATCTTCTTGAATAACTTAGCCCTCATCTCAGGCTTAGTATAATTACCAGCAGCATTGACTTTAGACTTAGTTTTCTTCTTGGCTACCATTTTACTTTATCTGCCCAATATGCTGCAGACATTTTGCCTTTAGCAATATTCTTTCTATGACGTGCCTTAAAAGATTTCTGTCTTGCTGTAGGTTGTCTGTCTCCAGTAACACCCTGCTGACCAAATCGGATTGTCTTTACTTGACTTCCTTCTTTGGCTACAACTACGTGTGATTTAGTAGGATGCTTAGGAGTACGCTTTGGTTTATTAAAACCAGACACTCCTGCTCTAGCGAGCCTTGGGTCCCTTTTGCTTTCCATATTCCCCATACTTTCCTAAGATTGACCTAATGGTTCCGTTCTTGTTTAACCGAACCACTAGACCATCTTTAATTTGAACTGGATTAAAACCATCGTGGCGCTTGTAACTACCACTAGATGACATTATTTCTTCCTTGACTTGCCAGCCTGAGATAGAGCAATAGCAATTGCTTGCTTCTTAGACTTTACTTTTTTCTTGGACTTGCCAACATTAAGTTCGCCAGCCTTGAACTCTTTCATTACTTTAGAGATTTTTTTTTGCGCTGCAGCCTTTTTCATTTCTTCTTTACTTGCTTTCCAGTCTTGTCATCATAACGACGACCTTGGATAAGAGCACCAAGCATTTGACCTAACTGTGCATCTTCAATCTTGCGAGCAGCGTTTGCCTGCGCTCTGTAGTATTCGCGTCCCTTTCCACCCTGGGCCATTTCATTTGGTGGATAGGTGCTACCCTTGTAAGAATTTTCTGAAGTTTTATTTCTAGCCTTATTAAACTGCTTGGCTTCCTTCATAACATTTTCTAGATAACTGGCCATTTACTTCTTCTTGCCCATTTTCTTCATGGTCATCTTCTTCATACCCATCTTCATTTCCATTTTCTTCTCAGCCTTAGATTCCATCTTCTCACCCTTAGCATAAGCCTTAGCAGCCTTCTTGCCCTTGGCGGTATATGGGAACTTCTTGTTTCCTACTTTTGGCATTAGATTTGTCCTATCTCTTTCATTACGGCTGCGGCTTTTGGTGTTATGTCTTTCGTCTTAGGCATAGTGTCCGCATTATACGCTTTGCCTAAAATCTCTGATGCTGTGTATGCATCCTCTACGTGACGTCTGCTGGTTCCTGCTGGTTGTATACCCTGTGCTCTTGCATCTCGATAAGCCTGTAACTCAGAGTTCCATTTCTTATCAGGTATATCTCTTTTAGCATCTCCTGCGTTAACCTGTAGACTCATTACTTTACATCCGAAACATCCTTCAACTTCTATTGGATGGTCTTGCCAGTGATATGCCATACTCGTCCCTTACACTGCTGTGAAATTAGCCTCAGTTATTCCCAAGCCAGATGATATTAGTGCGGCCTTTGTAGTATCATCTACTATATGTTCATGGCCACCAATATAGAATTCATCATAACTTGCAATATCTTCATCTAGTGGAAATCTTACCTTAGAATAGGTAGCCCCACTTTTGGCAATACTAACACCTTTGTTAAGTTTATAGAAGTAAAATAATCTATGCTTACCAATTGGTGCTTCTTGTACAACTGGTGTTGTAAATGTATAGTCTGCCATTATTCTCCTTATAGTGGATTTACTATAAGACAGGGAGATTGCTCCCCCTGCCCTATCGTCAATCAACTAAGCGATTGATGAACCTGATTCGATTCGGTATAGTGCCTCTTCGCGGTAGCGAGCAAAGCCTAGTACGCCGTACCAACCCATTGGGCGGTGACGCATCAAGCGGTCAACTACTGGTCCGATAACTACATGTGGCTCTTCTGCCACTGCCTCAGCAAGTGCTTGCTGTCCTGCGATGATTGTGCGGTACACCTTTGCAGATGAAGCACCGTCAGTTGCAGAGTAAAGGCGTGGAGACTCTACGAAGTATGCACCTTCGTATGTTCCGATTTCTCCTGCCCAGATGCGGTCTTGTGAAGAACCGTATTGGTTAGGAAGCAACCATCCTGCTGAACCTGTCTCAGCACGTAGGTCGTGGGATACCTCTGGGTGTAATCCAGCCCAGTATAGTGAACCCTTACGTCCATTAGCCTTGTTAGCACGCAACTTAGCAACAGCCTTGCGGATGTTTGCTGAAGAAAGTGTAGCGGCTGCTGTGATTGTTGCAGTTGATGTTGCTGTTGAACCTGAGTAGATTACGTTTGAACCGCCACGCAATGTTGTCATTGCTACGGAGTCAATAGAATCTGCTAGGTTGTAAGCGATAATGTTTGCGATTGCTGGGTCAACATCTGCAAGAGAGAATAACTCTAATGCACGTGTTACCAACACTGAGTTACCGTACTCGTTAAGAGTAATGGTTACTGATGTTGGTGTTGACATTGCTACTGCATCTGGGTCAGTTGTTTCTGTTAGAGCAGTAGTTGCTGCTGAAAGGTCAACATAACGTTGTAGAACAACGGTTGAGCCAGGGATTGCTTGACGGGCTGGGCGCTTATCTGCGACTGAACGAATTAGTGGTTCAGAGCGGAGAGCGAATTCTAGAAGACGGTCATACGCCTTCTGTACTAGACCAGCACCACCAGCGGTTCCGCCTAAAGAAGCGGAATCTGTTGATACATATGCCATTCGTCACCTCCAGTGACTAGAAACTATGATGATTGTTGTGAACGAAGAACATCTAACAATGCATCCATAGAATCTGCATTGTCAATTCTTGAGTTAAGTTCTTCCATTCTGTCTGGAGTAAACGCACCTTGTGTTAGAACATCCTGTTGCCTTAGGGCAGCACGGTCTTGTTCTGGCATGTTGGTTTCATCTTGCTGTACTTTAATTCCGAATAAATCTGCATTATCATCGAGCCAGTTAGAAACTGTCTCTTCGTTAACATCATCGATATCCTTAAGAATTAAGCGTGCAGCCTTAGCGTTTACGCCTTTCTTTTCCAGGACTTCTTTGACGGTTCGCTCACGCTGCACTTTGGATAATCCCTCAAGTTGCTCAGTGAGTTCCTTAATACGTTTCTCATCGGCTCTCTTTGCTTTCCGTAACTTCTTAATCAAGTCACTTCCATCACCAGAGAAACCTTGGTCAGTATCTAGGTCTTCGTCTTCATCTTCCCAGTAATTGTTGCTCATAGCAACTACCACCCTTCTATTCGTTGTTAGTCGCAGGCCGCAGTTCAGTTCGGGGAAACTGGCTGGCTCCTACTATCGGTCTTATACTCTGCATTGGGCCGACAGGTCAATGTCAGGATTCTAGTATTGTCCGCTTGTTGTGCTAAGTAGCGATGCTTTCGTAGTTCCAGACTTACCAGAGAATGATGCAATCTCTCGTTCAGTCAGTGCTTTACGTTTGCGTTGTGCTGAGGCTAGAGTATTAAATACTTCTTGTTCTGCCTCTGCTTGGTTGTATCCAGGAAGTGTTGTTCCGTAGATTTCGCTTAACTTCTGTGCGGTAGGTAGGATATCTGCAATTGTTGCATATCCCTTTTGTGCTTCGGCTTGTGTAATTCCTTGTGCTGCTAGTTGTTCTGCTACAGCAACACCAGTCTCAAGTCCCTGTACTCTTGCGGCTACGCCAATTTCGGCTGCTGCAATCTGACGTTGAATCTTAGGTAGTTGTTGGTTAGGGTCAAGAACGTAAGCAACCATATCGGTTGAGCCGATTCCATAATAATCTTTAAGTGTTCTAGCAATTGCAGGGTCAGCATTCTGAACTCTTTGAACTGCCATAGATACACGAGTTGATAACTCTGATGGAGATACATCATTCTCAATGAACTGTCTTACATATGCATCATTGTCAAACTGAGTTAAACCATACGCTCTAAGTGTTTGACGATATGCATCCTCATTGGATAGATACTCTGCAGGAGTAAGGACGCTAAGTCCCTTCTTAATGCGCTGAGCATTAGCAGCAAATCGTTGCTGATACTCTGGAGTATTCTGTAGTTCTAATGTAATAGTATCTTCTGTATATCCCTGACGAGCAAGGTCGAGAATCTTAGCACCAAGAGTTGCAAGGCCAAACTTAGCAAATCTATCTGCTACAATTTTGCCAACTGATTCTCTTTGTGCAGCAACTCGTTCTGCTTCTGCGGCTGCTGCCGCTGCTGCTTTGGCTGCATCATCTGCTGCTTTTTGTTGCGCTGCTGCGGCTGCTGCCGCTATTGCTGCTGCATTTGCATTTGCCGCATTTGCTGCTGCCGCTGCTGCGGCATCTGCTGCGGCTTGCGCTGCTGCAAGTTGAGCAAGAAGTGCTGCTCTTTCTGCTTCAGATGCTGCTAAAAGTTCTGCTTTAATTCTTTCAAGTTCTGCTGCACGAGCATCTGCTTCTGCTTTAGCCTTGGCTTCTGCTTCTGCTTTGGCTTTTGCTTCAGCCTCTGCTGCTGCCTTAGCAGCCGCATCTGCTGCGGCTTTAGCCGCTGCGTCTGCTGCAGCCTTTGCTGCTGCATCTGCAGCCGCTTTAGCGGCGGCATCTGCCGCTGCATTACCAGTAGCACCAGTTGCGCCAGTCGCACCAACACCAGTTGCTGCACCAGATACTGGTGTAATACCAGCAGCCTTAGAAATAGTTTCAAGTTTGGCAGCACTTACGCCAGATGTAGGAGAGAATGGGTTAGTTCCACCAGTTACTCCACCAGCATATGTGCTAGTTGCAGTCTTTGTTGCAGTATTAACAACAGGAATATTTACTTTTTGTCCAACATTAATCTTATTAAGGTTAGAAATCTGTGGGTTAGCAGCCGCTACTGCAGCAACGCTAACGCCTGCTTTGGCAGCAATTGCTGAAATTGTTTGTCCAGATTTTACTGTAGTTGTACTAGCAATAGGTACTTTAGGAGCAGCCATGTTTACGCCAATCCAAAGTCACGAAGGACTTTTAATGATAGTGAGTCTACAGTTTTTCTAGCGTTGTCTGTTTTTTCCCAACGAGGGTCTTGACGAAGTTCAGTTTCAAACTGCCAGATTGGTTTAACTGATGGCTTACCATCTGTGCCAATATACTGTAATGCTCTACGAAGAGTAGGGTCATTGAATGTAATGCTATCTGGGTCAATCTCTAGAATGTTAGCCATAGAAGATTTGTAGGCTGAAGCCAATGCTTCAACGCTTGTTCCTTTATTAATCTGGTCAGCATAACCAGGAAATGCACTAGCAGAATCTCTACGAATTAATGCTTGAATATCTTCGGTTGTTGTAGTGCCAGCAAAGATACCTTGAGACCATGCATCTAAACTTCTTTGTGAATATGACATACCAAAAGCATCGGCATACTCTTTAAGACTCTGAACACTACCCAGAGTAGAACCACCAATTGGTTTACCCTTGGCGGCAATAAGAGCATTAAGGTCTAGTTGTGTATCGCTAAGTCCTTTAAGATATGCATTCTCCAGGGTAGCATCATCTACAACTACACCTTTCGCAGCAAGTCTTTTCTTCTGCTCTAACTTATATGCTTCAAGTTCCTGTGCATATACGCCAGGTTGTGAAGCCTTTTTCTTTTGACGTGTTTGCGCATTAGAAGTAAGATTTCTATAGTAACTAGTCTTATAGTATTCTAACTCTGCGTCAGTTGTATTGCCAGCCTTCCATAGGTCAAATACCTTTTGTAGTTCTGGGAACTGTTTAATTAAATCAGCGGTAATACCGTATGCTGTCTCTGCCACTTTAGCCTCCTAGTCCTGATAGGAAGTCGCCAAAGTCAAGGCTTTGCTTCTCCGCTAAATCTTGTGGAGCCTTTTCTTCTACACTCTTCTTGATTAAGGCTTGAGCCTTTTCCTTGGTGTAGCCAGGCTTTGTCTCGGTTACAGTCTTTCCGCCAACCTTCTTGGTTGTGGTAATTGTTCCTTTATTAATCATGTCCTGAATAGCAGTATAGAATTCTTTGTTCTCACTGTCCGTAGCCTTGCGTCCAAGAACACTTTTAAGTGTATCATCAATTAAAGATTGAATCTCTTCTGGTTGAAACAGATACTTCTGCACAGATACCTTAGGCTTATTATCGTCACCAACACCCTGGTTCTTAGCATACCATTGTAGGTACTGCTCAGGGGTTATTTGACGAGCACCCTTAGACTTCTGATACCAATCACCTGCACCATCAACTGCCAACTCATAGATTGCTGCAGCCTTAAGTGGGTCAACAGTACCGTAACCATACTTCTGTAAGGTCTTAATCCAGTTAGCCTCAACCGCTGGGTCAGTATAATAACTAGACTTTAGGTCGACAACAGATGCGGTAGAAGATTCTATAGTAAGTTTTTGTCCAGTCTTTTTCATTGTAATGGTCTTTGTTTTACCTGGACCAACATAGACTTTTCCAGCAGTAGAACCCGTGCTGCCACCCTTTAACTTATCTAATGCTTCACTCACACTACAAGCCTTTCGTCAAGTCATCATTTTCAAGAATACGATTGTATACTCTACTGAATGATATATATTCGTCTAGTAATCCACCAGTAAATGTGTCCCACATTTCCTTGATGTCTTGATTTTCTACTGCGTTAATAGATTTGCTACCCCTAGTAGCGAGAATACTACGAACATATTCTCTGCCCTCTAGATAGTCAGACATACCTTGAAGGTCTGCTCTACCTGAAACTCTAGGGTCAGATATAATTTCTTTAGCAAACTTTAAGAAGTTATATACCTTTTGAGTATCAATCTTACCACGAACTTCAGCCCACTCTGGATTTTCTTCGCTAAGGTCTTGGATAAATTGACGCTTACGGTCAGCCAAATCTTCGGCATCCTTGACATTTAGGTTAGGTAATCCTCTTCCGATACGCTCAGCCTCAAGGATATCCATACCTTTGTTATAAGTAATCCAACCTTTTTCTGCTTGAGTAGCAGCAATTGCTTCATATGGGTCTTGTGACTCACGGAATTTCTTTGTGCTTCCAGGAGCAACTGGAGTACCACGCTGGCTTTGATATACGCTAGGTGAGAATTCACCAGAGTTAGCATCGCCTACGATAAACCAACCATATTCTGGATTCTTAGCAATCAAGTCAGATAGTTCACGAGAACGTTTCTCTGCCTCAATTGTAGCAGCAATACCAGTATTGTTCTTGGATAGACTTGTAGAGAATACAAAGTATTCTTCTCCATATGTATCATAGAACTTCTGAGATGCATTCTCAGGGTCTTCTTCACGCATTCTATGCCACTCATCAATATAGAATTGATAAGGAGAACGGGTGTTTGTAGCAAAAGGTAGAGTAAGTTTAGCCGCTGCTTCTAGAGCAAGGATTTGTTTAACCTTAGTATCAATCTCTTTTGTTGTAGGTGCAGTCTCACGAAGTCCATTATCGTACTTATGGTTTTCTTCCATAGCGATAAGTACTGTTAGGTTGCGACGTGTTGGGTCATTATTATCAAATAAAGACCAGATACGCTTAGCACCTGAGTTCTGTACTAACAAGTCCTTTGTAAATTCACCTGGTGTTGTACCAGTTGGACCATAAGGTAGGATTTCTTTTACTAAAGAAAGTCGCTCTGCATCTGGAACAGCCTTAATAAAGAATGAAGTTCCTATTTGAACGAACCATCCAGCACCTGGATTCCACCATTGGTTACCCTGGAATAACAAGTCAAGGCTAGTTTTAGGAATGGCAAGAGGTCTTTCAACCTTACCAAAAGACATACGCTTAACCCATTCACCAGGGATATTGATATATGTCTTACCGTCTCGTTCTTCTGTAATGCCAAGACGTTCAGGTGAGTTGTAAACTATATCCATCTTACGGAAAACAGTTGGGTCATTAACTACAATACGGCTCCACTTTTCAGCCACATCGCCAAATGCTCCAAAGAATGGGAATGCATAACGCATTGTATATGCTGCATCTATACGCTCTGATGTATCATAGACTGTACGACGGAGTTCTGCTCTAGCCCATTGGCGAGCATTGTTCTCTAATTTGCGTATATACTCTGGTGGAATTGTATCACCAGGATATGTATCTATAGCGTTACGTACAAGTGCTTCCATACGTTTACGGTAGAAATCTACGAATAATGGTTGACGAACTAGATTTGTCTCAGGGATTTCGCCGAAGTATTTGTAGAACTTATCACGGATTCCAGAGGCATATCGTATTGCTTGATGTGTTCCATTAGCAGCACCTACCTGAGCAGCGTTAACTGCTGGGTAGTTTAGTGTATCTGTGCCAAAAGTCTTCTTAATATCATCATATGTAATCTTACGAGTCTTGGCTATCTCTTTAAGACTTGAAGCCCATGAAGGAAACAGTTCATCTATGTTATCCATGTTTGCTTCTGCAATAGCACGGGCATCTCTACCCATAGCAAGAACACGCATAATTTTACGACCCTCATCGGTCTTTAATAGGAAGTATTCAGCCTCATCAAGAACCTGTTCTCTTGGCTTATTCTGCAAAAGAATCTGGGTAATCTTAGAGTTACGTACCTGTCGGTTTACGACTCGCTCATATGCTTGCGCCCAGTTAGGGTCATCGCCACGAATGACTACAAAATCTCCAGTTGTCTCGAACACATTGTTTAATTTGTTACGAGTATTGGAAAGATGGTCATCTACAATACGAGCAGACTCAGCAATAAACTTCTTCTTAATAAACTCAGCCTGTTCAGGTCCAGCACCTAGAGCATCTTGGTATGTTATACCATCAATCGTCCTAAGGCCTAAACCAAACTTATCTTTTACTTCTGTTTTACCAGCAAGCATGTTATCAATATCAGCAATTTGAGCGTCGATTAGGTCTGGGTCATCAGCCAAATCTCGCATAGCATCTAGTTCGTCCCTGTGTGCCTGGAGTTTAACATCGTCACTCCACTGATACATATCTTCAAGAGAGGCATCTTTAAATCTATTGTTAAACATCTTGCGAGTTGACTCTCTCAAGCCAGCAACAAGGGCTAATGGTCCAGTTGTTGTTATGATACGAAGAAATCCTTCGCTAACGTTACGAACTGGGTAACCAATACGTGCAAGAACCTCAAACTTAATAAGGGAGTCCAGACCATCAACTAAATCTACAGCACCAGCCCTAGTCTTATAGTAGACGCCTACCTTTTCAGAACGACGTGCTCTAGATAATCTGTTCAATGCGTTGTACATTGTATCGATATCAAGAACTGGCAGTTGTTTTACCAACTGAGTCTCATTCAAAGGTAGTGGAATGATGTACTTAAGGTCTTCAGAGCCAAGAACTGGGGTAGTCTTTGCACCAACTGGTACAACTCTACCATCATCTAGTGTCTTTGTTGCTCCAGTATAGGCACGCTCACGGATAATGTTGTGTGCCTTAGAACGTCCACCAGCAAATAGCCCCCATGCTGCACGGACATCTGACTCATCAAATCCAAATTGCTTTGCTACAGTATTAAACAGTTCTTGTTCAATTTTCTGGAAAGCATTAGCACGCTCAGCAGCATTTGTTGCTGCAGTATACTCATTGAATAATTGTTGTTTACGTTCAACCGTAAAACGAGCCTTACCTAAATCATCTTCAAGACTCTTAATTTCTTTTTTGAGAAGTTTAACTTCGTCAGGTGTAAGGGTCTGAGTATTAAGTCTATTCTTTGCTATATTGATTTGGTTAGTGTAGGCTTCTTCTTGACGGCCAGCAATACCACGAACACGGCTAAGCATATTATCTACAGTCTGAACTGATTGATTGTCAGTAAAGTCAATCCATCCACGAGGACGCTTATAGAAGAATCCTGTTAAAACTCGAACTGGTGCGCCAGCAGCACCTGCTCTAAGGTCAATAAACTTCTGACTTCCAGAAAATGCTTGACGAAGCATAGATGCTTTGTTAAATTCAGGTATGCGTGTTGGGTCAAGGATTGCTTCTGCACTTAACTTCATGTGAAGTTGGCGAAGTTCATCCTCATAAAGGGCTGCATTTTCTACAGCCTTCTCTAAATCAGGACCCTTGTTGACAAGGTCCATAGTAAGTTGACCAGTTGCCTTGTCTAATCCTGCACCAAAAAACTTTGCGGCAGTAACTTCATCTTGTAAGTTACCAATTTTGACAGCAATGTTGCGGCTAGATGCCATAAGTCTTGTGCCAGCATCGGCGTCACCCATAGCCATCTTAATAATATCTGCTTTAGTAGAATGACGTAGCGCTACATCTTCAATCTTGTTAGCATCTGCTAGGATGTCTGCAAAAGAGGCAGGGTTTGCCGACTCACGGATAGCCTTAACTCGGAATAAATCCGTAGCATCCATGTCATCAGTTTTAGTAATGAACTCATTAAAGGTTGCTTTTACTTTATTAGCCCTGAAGCCAGTCTTTTCTCCAGCAAGAATAGCATTAAGTTCTTTAACACCCTTTACTGAATAGTTGATAGCCTTATACCCTTTTACTATCTTACCACCAATAATGGTTGGGTCTAGAACAAATCGGGAAACTACATCTGTACCGAATGATGTATATCGGCCTACGAGTTGTTCTCTAAATGCTTTTTCTGCCTGTTGCTTATCAAAGATATTAAAATCATTTGCAGCAAAAAGAATATGGTCCTGTAGGAACTTATCCGCTCCAGATAGTTTGCCAAAACTTACAGTCTTTGCTATACCAGAAAATACGTTTTCAATTTCATCTAGCGGTCTTCCAAAAATTGTACGCTGAATTGAGCGACCAGTAGAAATATCACGAGACTTATCCCAAGCCTCTTTAATATTGTTGAAAGAAAAGTCATCTTTGTAAATAGGATTATTTTTTTCTGGCAGTGTAAGTCCAAATGATACTGCCTGAGTTGTAAAGTTATAGGCTTTTTCTAAACCAATAAATACTTTACCCCAGAATCCTGTTTCCTCTTTAGGAGTATTAGGAGTCTTAGTATTATAAGACGCAACTGCTTCAGCCCTACTCTTAGGTGGAGTAGACTTACCCATATCCAATGGCAAAGCCATAGATGAGTTAGCATTCCATCCAGCATAGTAACTGTTGAACGCACCCATTGTGTCAAAGGCAGAAGGATTTTTAGATTTCTGCAAATCTTGATACGCTTTTTGTGCGGCTTCTCTTTCGCTCATAGCAGATTAGCCCTTAAAATTCTCACATAATTACGGAATGCTTGTGATGAATTTGGGCTTTGTGCTGCGACCTCCAGGGCTGGTAAGTAGGATAGTAGTCTTTGTTTATCAGAATCTGTATCTGTACTAGTTGGCAACATTAAAGCCTCTGTTCCAGCACCAGCACCAAGTGCTGCGCCGTCAGTTACAGGCACATCTGGTTGCTCTGTTGGAGCAGTAATAGGTGTTACTTGTGGCATAGAATCAATTGGATTCATTAAAGGTGCAGTAACATTACCAGCCATTGGTGCTGCTTGTTGCTGTTGCATTGTTGCCTGACCTTGTCCGTAACCTAAACCTGAATAATATTTTGCGGCCTGTGTACCGCTTTGTCCGTTTCCACCAGTAGCAGAAACATTTGCTGGACTGTACTGTGGTCCGCCGTTAGCGCCACCGCTTCCTTTTCCACCCATTGTTCCTCCTACTTAGAATATTGTATTTTAGTAACTATTGGGCCACCTGTATAGATATCCCATTTAGTTGATATACTTATCGCTTTTTTAATAATTTTTTCTGCTTGTGTTGCAGTTTCAACCCTGTCAACTCTAAGTGCTTCCATAACACCAATAGCGATGTCCCCACCGCTACCAGAATAATAGATACCGCGAACATCACGGTCCCAAGAGTAATCCTCAAAAATAGGATAAATGATTCCGCGAATGCTAATAAGAAATTGTGAATCATGCGCTGCCGCATCGCCGTCCTCTTTCATGTCGTAACCTGCATCGATAAACAGTTTACGCATGGCAGGTATGAATTTCTTTGTAACAAATAAATCTAGATTTTCGCCTGCTCCTGGTTTCGGTGCTTTCCATCCATATTGTAATAGATTTGAGCCTCGACCTGCGCCAGAGCCTGCAATTAATATTCCGTTGTTCTCAACAATCTTTGGCGTAGCCATATCGATTGGACGACCAGAATCATCTGAAGAGCGTGAGTCGCATCCAATGACAGACCATCCGTCGCCTTGAATAGCAGCAAGTGTTGTCATTGTCCCCTCCCACTACTATCGTCTACGAATTGTTCTTACGCTTGCGTTTGCCTGTCCTCCACCAGTTAGACTTGACAATAAACTTTGTACGTCAGGTGGTCCTGCTGGTGGCATTTCCATTGGAGATGGACCTCCTACTGGAGAGGAGGGAGCAGGGGACGGTTGCTCAACCTGAGGTGCTACTCCAGCAGGAGGAACTTGTTCTTTAGGTGCGAATGTTTGTTCAATCGCATCTTCGATAGCCTGTCCCTTTTGTCGTGATTTAATCACTGCAGCAATCTTAGTTACAACTTCAGATGGGTCTTGTCCTTGTGTTGCCATCTGTGGGATTGCTTGAGTGTATGCTTGGAGTGAAGCAAGAAGCGCATTGCGCATATCTTCAACTTCAATCTTCTCTTGCTCTGCGCTAACATTAACATTAAATGGAAGTTCACGCATTGCCATATCCTTGGAGATGAGTTTACCACCAAGTGCCTGAAGCATAAATATAAGACCTTGTGCTGGATTCAAACCTGCAAGCATACCATATCTAACATCAGCGGAGTAATCTCCCTTGATGTCCTTGCTTGGTTTATATTCTAATGCGTATGGAGAACCAGCATCTACACCGCGAATTGTCTTTTGTACATCAAAAATTGTTTCGTCTAGTTCAAAGCATAGACGGATTACATCTCGAAGAGCCGTCGCAAATATTGCTTGCGCACTCTTGACCTGAGTATCAAATGCTCCCATAAGTGCCTGGACGCCTTGACCCGTAACGATAGACGCATTAACGTTACCTGTTCGTCCCTCTGGGTATCGAGCACCAATTCGGAGTTCTTGATTGAGCAAGTTTTGTTCTGTGAACGCTCCTTGCGGAATGGTAAGTTCAACTCTTCGGACTCCTGAAGGAGTGTTTGTTCGGATAACTGAATCCCCACCAAGTTGTAGTTCTTGTACATCCATTGGTACGACGATAGGAGACTGAACAGATTTCTCAGCCGCTTCCATAGCAAGCATAGCAAAACGGTTGCGAAGCAACTGAATACCAATAACATCATCAAATTGTCCACGCATCTCTCCATCGATAGTAGGTCGCTTAGCAATTACGACCATCATCTTACCAATTGGGTTCTTAGCACGAGAAAGAACTAGGTTCTCACGGCTTGGTACATATACTAAAGATTGGTCTTTATCGTAGTAACGAACAATCTCAATTAGAGTGTTGGTGTCTTGTTTGAAACCTGAACGACCAAGTAGTTGTACTTCGTATTCAGGGAATTGAGCAGCCAACTCTCCAAGAGTTAGTGAGTATATCTTAGCGAAAGATATGCATCGTCCGTAGCGGTCAAACTCAGGATAAGCCATCCGAGGGTTTTCTACGCGGATGCGAGGCATCTTTGCTTCGTCATCCATTTCAATAATGAATGGGACGAAACCATAAGTTACATAATAGTCAGCACCTGTGTACATACTGACTTGCAAATCTGAGTGATTAAAATAGTTTGATGCAATACGTGTACGATTGTCAGCAAACTTACGAGCACGGTCATTGACCTGCGAAGCACTAGAGCAGTTAACTGCAGGTAGTGGAGCCATAACCTCAGAAAGGTCACGGGCTACGATGTCAATAAAGTTTGCTACTACGTTTGAGTCTACGCCTTCAGGGAAGAAGTCTGGGTATACTTCAGCAATCTTGCCTTGGCGGACAGAAAGAATATCCCCAGCACGAGCATCACGCTCTGATGCACGGTACTTCAAAGAAGAAACACGTGCAGCAATCTGTTCAATGTTTAGTGCCATTTATATCCTAACCATAAGTTTCAGACCATTGCTCTGCAAAGGCCTCGTCTAAATTCACGGAGTATCTCATGTCCTTCTGTCTACGGGTAGCCCATCGATTAGTTGAGTACTTAGTAGCAAAAGAACTTTGTTGCATTAATTCACGGACTCGGATGATAGCAAACCAAAGTGCCATCACGCAGTCAGTTGGGTTTTTAGTATCTGGCTTCCAAGTGATTAGTTGTTGTACCAGAGATTTTAAACCTTCAGAACCTTCATTAGATGGAAGTTCTATTAGGTTGTTATCTTGAAATCTGCCGTCCCTCAGACTGCCAAACAAGGCAGACATAGAGGCCACACCAAATGATGTGTCCCATTTATTCTTTCCAGTATAGTGAGGATTTAACTTACATCCATACTGGGCTAAATACTGAACTAGGTCAGTGTCCATCTGATACGCCTTTTGATGGGCGTTGATTTCAACTCTAAACTCTTGTGGCTTATATCGTTCAACCCATTCCTCGATAAGAGCACGCTCTTTCTGTGGAGAAGGGTCAACCATATTGACACAATCTAAAACATAAACTTTTCCGTCACCCTTGTTGTAGGTTACTGCTACGAATGCAGACCTACCTGATACAGCAGGGTCAAAACCTATAACCGTGTAAGTACCTTCAACATGCTTTGGATGGCCTGGCGTTCCAGCCTTGAGAGGTCCACGCTTTCGCATTCCGTTGCTACTTCCTGCGACGCAGGTTGGTGGGAAAATGGAGTCTTCAACGACATCTTCTTGTTGGTAGACCATAGCCCAGATTGACGGAGCAACCTCAGACCTGCGAGTAAAGAGCGAGGGTCCATCCCACTTTGGGTATAGTCCTTGCTCATTTGCTTCGTCCTTCTCACCTTCGGCTCTATCTGTCCAAGGCCAAAGTGTTTTCCAGTTATCAGGCTTCTCATCAAACTCCAGCACGGCTGGCTGAGAGAAGTATGTGAATGGAGATTTGCCACCTGTCCATTGGTTGCCATCTCGTATCATCTTATATAAATCTACAGGGGCGACACGGGTTCCTACTATAAGTAGTTTTCCGTGCCGTCCCAAACGGGTGATGACTTCTTTTTGAAGCCATTCAATTTGCTTTTCCCACTCATGAGAGTTTGAGTTCATCACCACATCGTCTAGGATAATCAGGTCGGCGCGAGCACCATAAATCTGCGACCCAAATCCTAATGCTTGAACCGTAGGGTCCTTTTCGCCAGAGTCGCGTCCAGAGCCTAGGTAAATCATATCAGCAGACCAAGTCTGCGAGTCAGCCTTATATCCACCGTTAGGGCCAAAGGCCATCTGGAGTTTAGTCCAGTTAGGGTGGCTCATCCTTGTTTTGATGGCTGAAAGGAATTTACGTGCCATGCCTTGAGTCTTAGAGACTACAATGATTCTGACGTTAGGGTCAGTGGCTATACGGTAGGTCACATAGTTAATCGTGATGACCGTAGATTTGGCGTGCTCAGGTGGTACGTTGATAAGAATACGGTTGCTGGCCGCAGGCTCATAAGTCATAGCAGGATGGAGCCAACGGGGTTCCCGTCCTTCAATAAGGTCCACCCAGTCTTTGTGGTGGTCGAACAACTTAGTGTCTAGGAATTGCTCGGAGAAATCCTCAAACGAGATATCCTTCAGATTGGCCATGTCAGCCTTGACACCTTTACCAGCAAGCCTTGCTTTGTCAGCCTCAGCCTTGAAGTCAGGGTCAGTAAGTGACCATTGGCGGAAGGTGACATCGTTACGACCCACCGCAGCCATAGCGTCGGTGATGGTCGTGCCTTGAGATAAGAGTTCTAAAACTTGCTTCTGCGCAGCACCCTTAGGGATGTTCTGCTTGCCTGGTTTGCGTCCCACTACTACTCCTAAAAACGGTGTTTTAACGGTAAGGTTTAACGGACAGACCTCACCCATTATATATTATATATAATATATTATATAGGAGGAGCGGAGTCTTAAACGGAGCGACTCCGTCTATATATGGAATTATTATTACATATATAGATAACCTGTTCAAATAGAAAAACCGAACAACTAGGGTGAGAAATATTTTTAAAATGTCCGATTTATACCTATATGTACCTATATAGGGGGGCTATATA